TGCTCATCAATTACAAGCTGCTTCAATTTCAACCTTAATGGACCAAGAAACTCTTCGTCGTCCCGTGTGGGCGGATCTTCTGGAGATTGCGGTAATGGCAGTTGGAGCTGTACTTCTTCTACTTGCTGTATATTATTTACCGGTTTGGTTTTCTGGTTCATTATTTGTTATACTCACATCATCATTAACTTATGGTTATTGGTATATATGGACAGAGAATAGTATATTATTATCACCACTCTGTTCTATAGTATTATTTATAATAACATTTATGAGTGCTTCTTTTAATAACTTTTATAAACAGTTTGTATTAAGGCAACAGATCAAGAAGCAGTTTGGTACATACCTATCGCCTGATATGGTGAATGCATTACAGAAGGATCCATCGCTATTAAAGCTTGGTGGTGATCGCAAGGAGATGACGTTCTTGTTTATGGACATATGTGGCTTCACCCCCATATCAGAACATTATAAAAATAACGATGATCCAGAAGGATTGGTTGAATTGGTTAATGAGTTCCTTGATGCCATGACAAAGATTATATTAGCAAATGGTGGTACAATCGATAAGTACATGGGTGATTGTATTATGGCCTTTTGGAATGCACCATTAGATTGTCCTAATCATGCTGATATGGCAGTTAAATCAGCAAGAGAGATAGAAGCTAAAACAAACGAATTAAAAGAAGTTTATAAGGAACGTGGACTACCTGATATAAACGTCGGCACTGGTATTAATACAGGTGATTGTATTGTAGGTAATATGGGTAGTGAATCAAGGTTCGATTATTCTGTTATTGGTGATGCGGTTAACCTTGCAGCACGTTTAGAGGCGACGGCAGCACGACATGAATATAAAGAGTATAAAACACTTATATCGTCATATACAAGAGATCAATTAGAAGACCCTGAAACATGTCATAAAATTGGCAGTATTAAGGTAAAAGGCAAGGAAGAAGAGATAACGATCTATAGCCCGTGACCAGGTCTGATATACTGGTCTCGAGACTAATTATTTTAGTATAGTCTCCGGTTAACCTGTACAAATTGTCTAAATATGATATAATAGTACCATAAATTAATAAATCACTTAAGGAAAGAATATGACTGAATTAGAACTTTTAAAGGAACAATGGTCGGAGCAGATGTTTGAGCAACGTGCTAATGGCATCGATACTGAATCATTTGAAGATTGGAATCATAAGAGAATGGCTCGTATGGAGTTCTTTGAATCTTTCGAAGCAGAGCGTAAAGCAGCTAAGAAAATTGCTGCTATTCAAAAGGCTAACGCTGATGCTCGTATGAAGTTCTTCAATGAGTGGAAGAATGCTGAATCTGATGCTGAATCAATTGCTGAAGCGAGGTCTTCATAATGTTTACAACTAGGTTATTCGGTAAGTTATTTACCATAGAGTTTCGTAACGGCGTTGGTATTGATTTAGAGTTCGTTGATAGTAAATTGGTATGGACACAAGCTGCAAGTGATTCAGAGTTCGAACCATTACCCTTTGAAGGCACTGTTATTTTACTGCCATTCATCTGTATAACATACGGCATCATCTATAGGGAAGGCGAATGATATATCCTAAGTCACAATATAAATGGTTGAAAGAGATCACTCAATGGGAGTGGCCAAATCATACATATATTTTGAATAAAGCAGGACACTGCGTAGCATATATAAAGAGGGAGACAACAGAAGTCATTACTTTTGATCATCCCAAGAAGCAGTTTTCTAAAACTCGTAGGAAGTTTATAGAGGTAAAGTAATATGCCACATTTGGCAATTAGCGGTCAGGTAGCACAGAAGAAAAAGATTGAACAGTACGTTGTTAATCTATGTCGTGCACTTAATATAAACCGCATGCACTCAAAACTAATCTTTTTAAATTTTAAAACAGACCTTGGCGATCGTTACGGCGATTGCTGGGGTGATAGTAAAGTAGGATATGTAGACATCAATATCGGTCGCAAACTAGAGGGTGAGAAGATACCATTCTCTGATATGATGCAGACCTTAGCGCATGAAATGGTTCATGCCAAACAATACTTCCGTAAAGAACTAAACGGATACGCTACTACATGGAAAGGTAGAAACGCAGGTGGATACAAATACGAGAATCAACCTTGGGAGCGAGAAGCTCACCGCCTCGAGGCCAAGTTATACGCTGAGTGTTGGCCTGACTAATAACCTTAATATAGTCTCCTGTTATTGCAAATAAGCCTGTACAAATTGTCGAAAATGGTATAGAATGGTACCATAAATTAATAAAACAAGTGAAGGAAATTATATTATGAAAAAATCTTTATTAAACGCAATTAACAACATCTCTTCAACTGAAGAGTTAAATGCAGCAATTGACTTAATTAAAATTAAGCAGAAGCAGCTACGTGCTATTACATCTGCTGCAAAACGTGCTACTTTCGCTCCTGGTGATCATGTAGTAATTAACAGTAGAAAAGGTCGAATGACTGGTATCGTGTCAAGAGTTAAACGTACTAAAGCCGTTGTTGATATTGATTCAGTATTATTCAACGTACCATTATCAATCATGGAGGCAGCGTAACATGAACTTTATTCTTGGTCTATTAAGCGGATTCCTAGTTATGGGATCCGTTGGAGGGCTGGAAACAGGGTCGATGTCTATACCACAGACGTTATTAATGTCGACCATAGGGTTTATTATTGCAGGTTATTTGGTAAAAAAGCAAGGAATTAGATTATGATTATTGTACAAAGAACTTCACCTGTAACAGGTAAGGATAAAACAATGGCAATCAATGCTACCAATGAGCAGTACATAGCATGGATTGATGGTACACTTATTCAAGATGCCATGCCACAGCTTTCAGCTGATGAGCGTGAATTCATTATTTCAGGATGTACATCAAAAGACTGGGAGCAACTAAACGGCTAAGGAGAAGGCTATGGATGTTATGACAATAGCAAGTGGAATGTTTATCGGTAACCTCTTAACAATTGTTACTATTTTATTCATACAAGGTGCAGCCGGAGTAGCTGCAGCAAATCAAAACGAAGAAGGCGAAGATTAAATGTTATATGGTTTATTTTTATCAGTTGGTTCACTAATACTTGTTATAGGCATGTTTGAACTAGTTGGTTTAGGTCTCTATCAAAAGAAAAACAAGGATTAAGGAAACAATAAAAATGGTCTGGTGCGTGAGTTGGTATAACAAACAAGGAGAACGTCGTATAGAATGGAATGTCCCTGACCCTTGGTTCTTAAAAGAAAAATTAATTGAAGATGGTATTGATGCGGATATTATCGACATATATGAGAAGGATGTATCTTGAGTAGAAATCCAAAGTATACACTAGATTGGTATTTAAAATGGGCAGCATGTATCTTACTTTTAGTTGCAATGTCCATACGAGGAGTCGATGGTTACTATATACACGACCTTGTGCTATCAATCATAGGCGTATTTTTATGGTTAGCTGTATCGGTTATATGGAAAGATAGAGCACTTATATTATTAAATAGCGTTGGTTTAGTTTTAATGGTTAACAATTTATTTGCAATTAATTGAAATAAACACTGTACAAACACATTAAACTGTGATACAATGACTATATAAATTTAATGGAGAAGTATATTATGTCAACAGCATATGAGCAAGTAATGGCTGAATTGAAAGCAGAAAAATCAAAGTATTTTAAAGAGAAAAAAGCAAGACGCTCGGCTGCACGAGTAGAAGCTAAGAAGTTCAAGAAAGAACAAAGTAGGTTAACCAAACAAGTTTATAAAGCTGGTCATCAAGCACCAAGCTCCTTAGAATGTAATAGTCCGAAGAACATGTACTACAGTGATAGTGAAACTAAAAGCTATCTAGCAGGTACTTCTTATATTGACACATATAATTCTATGAAGAACGACTGGGATTAATATAATGGCTACTAATTATATTGGCTCACTTCGATACGATCCGCACGGCAGAAAGCGTAAGTCCAAAGCGTTTCGCAAACCTAAGGCAATGGTTTCTAAATCTACAGAAGCCTACGTGCCAACTCACCAACCTCCAAGACTGATAAAGGATTACCCTTCGGCTTCTCTTCAACCGCCTCAGAAGACAGCTAGCGACGACCAGTCATGGAGAGCAGAGGCCTCTAAAAACTTTACAGTAGCACCCGCATATAATAAGGGTGCGTATCAAGTTATCTCTCGTGATAACGTAAAACACATAGGTAAATAATAATGAAACAACTTATAGAATATGCAACACCTTTTTTCCAAGGAGTAATACTGGGGTTCATTGCCGTATACGGCTACAACTTTATTAACAGCTTATTTGGAGCATAATATGAAAGAAACAACTAAAACATTTATTGACGGGCTATGCGTTGGCGGCTCATTCACTTACTTAGCAGTAGGGATAGCAAATTTATATGGATGGCCTACAGTATTCATCGGTCTCGGTATCATAGCATTTAGCTATTGCATGCTAACAATTGCTGTAGCTGCTGATGAAGAACGTAGATGGCGCCGTAAAAATTATGAGAAAGGAACACATGATTACTACGGTAATAAAGTAGAAAATGAAACCAAATAAGCTAGAAAAGTTATTTGATCGTCTAAGACAGGATGGATGGTACTGTGGCTG